ACGCTCGATATAAGCGTAAGCAGGTTTACGAATAACATAATCTTGGTCAGCAACAAATGTTGCACCAATGATTTCAATAGTTTTAGCACCTGTTCTGTCGATTACAAAATCTTCGTCAAGGTACTTGTCAATGATTAGTTGTCTTATGTTACCAACTGTCAACATTAAATACTCTCCAGCAACGCTTCCATATCTTCAACTTCAGTTACAACTGAGTTAATGTTTTGTTTGTGAAATACTCTTGCAGCTTTACGAAGTGTTCCTTTTGGGATATCAACATCGTCAGCTAGTGCATCAATAGCATCTTTTTGGAATGCTCTTTCTGCTTCAATTCGTACAAATGAATTACTGATTTCTTCAAATGCTCCACGTATGCGTTTTTTATCTTCTTCGCTTGAAGGTATAATAATATTACTCATCTCTATTTCTCCTGTTGAATGCGTCTGCTCGAGGGTCTTGCCCAGGAATCATCTGTCTAGCATAAGCTACAAAGAAACTCGAGTAGTTAATTAAGTCTTTTGCTGAATCTTCAAGAGATTCAAAGTTTGGTTCGTAATCATCAGATTGCATGGCTTCCATGACTGATTTCATGCGGAGCATTTTAGCGTGCATGATGTCATGGATTGTTGTGATGCCATTGGGGTAATAGTCTGCTTGGGAAACAGACGAATTAGGATTCTGATAATCACGAGATTTTTTTTCTTGTAAGTCAATGCATTCTTGCAATACATTTACTGATTCTCGTGCCATAGTTTTACTCACTTTTGTCATAATTTAAAGTATTATTATAACACACTAATGTGTGTTTGTCAACCAATATTTGTATTTTATACAACCTTTGGTGGAATTGGTGCACTGAATTGCTTTACAGTTTGAAGCTTATCTTCAGCTTCTGCTAACTTAGCTACTTCAGTATCAAGAGTTTCAATAGTACCAGGATGTTCTGCTACTCCAACTCCATTTTCTAAAAAGATAGCGATATTCGCTGTATGTTCTGCAATAGATGCTTGATACTTAGCGATTAGCGCATTTACTAATAGTTCTTTCATTCTTATTCTCCTTTAATGTCTGAAAATTTTCCATGGTTACCTTCATGTGAGGGTGGATACCATGTGTCTGGTTTAATTAAGTCGGGTACTCCAAGTGGATTTGGTCTAGATGGTTTTTCACCGACTTCTTTGTTCATATTTGCTTTGAGTACTTCGTCCCAAGCTTTATAAGGGTCAACTCCAAATGCATCAAGCGTACCGATAGCTACAACACATAGGTCAATTAATCCATCTACAATCTCTTCTGCATCATATTCAGATACAGCTTTACGAGTTTCTTCTAACTCTTCATTAAGAAAGTCAACACGAAACTCAAGAAACTTTTGTAGTTTCTCTGGATTATTTTCTACCCATTGTCTTGTAAGATATTTACCTTGCATTACATGGATATCTTCTACCCAATTTTTACTCATTTGGAAATCCTTGCTGAATGTATACGCCGATGGTACCAATTTGTCCATCAGTCAAACCTTTAGCTGTTCCCCACATCATTGGAGATTGTGGTCCAACTGTTTCACCAGCTTTATATTGTAAAAGCTTACTGATAATGTCATCAGCACTTTGTCCTGCAAGTTTTGGACCGATGCCACCTTGACCTTGTTGGCCATGACATGCTGCACAGGTTTTCCATACTTGTCTGATTTCCTTATAACTATCAAGCTTTTCTTCTGCTTGTGCTGTAAGACCGATAGCAAATAATGTTGCTGCTGTTAAAATTTGTATTTTCATGAGTTTAGCTTTAGCCTCTTTTCTAATTCAGTATATCCACCAATGTTTTCGCCTTCAATTTGAATTTGTGGGAAGGTTCTTGCATTAGGGAAAGTTTCAAAAAATTCTTCAGATGTATAATCTTTACCCATACTCAAATATTGGTATGGTACTGATAATTGTTTACATAGTGATTCAGCCATTACGCAATAACCACAAGAAGGTTTACCATATATTTTTACCATGTTTTCTCCTATACTAATTTAAGTCCGTCGTTACCTGGCATCATAATACCTGTGGTAGCTTCAATAACTTGTCGTTTTAACTCATCGGCAGGTTCTAATAAAAACATAACGTGTTGTTCACCAATTGTTACTGGTCCACGTTTTGCGTAAGGTACAAATGGAACCATTCCAATTTTACCTTCTCCTGCAGGAACTAACAGAATTGCGTCTGTTAATGTGTAGAAGCCTTTATCATATACGACTTCTGCTACAACCTCTTCACCGGTTGATAGTCTTACTATTTGTACATCTTTCATAATGTTCTCCATAATTGTGTCATATTATAACACGTTTGTTTGTATTTGTCAACTAAAAAATAAATCAAGGTTATCAGTCTTTTCAGAAGTCCAGCCAAGAGCTTCAATGATATGCTCTATGGGACTAAGGAATACCTTGTTGAATTGTGTTTCGTAATCTATATATTGCTCGAGTCCAAGTTCAGTTGGTAGAACATTTGGAAATGATATTACATTTTCACGAAGTGGGTTTGGTACTTTGAGATAGACGAACTTAATCTTATCGCCAGACTGCACGGACTCGTATCGTTTACTGAGACCTTTCTCTTTAAGATAATGGTTAAATAATATGCAACCACGAACATGTATTGGGCAACCTTTCTTGTATCCACCCTTGGTCATATACTTCTCGATGTTATCAGTACCTGAGTTACGAGCAACAACCTGTGCTGGTAGTTTAAAGAATTCCTGTTTAAAGTCTGCAATAAATTTTTGTGTTTGTTCTTCGCCTTCGTTTAGAATCACGCTGAAAATTTCACGCATCTTGTCACGACATATCTCTGGAGTAGATGAACGAACACTTTCAAGTCCTGTTACACTGATTTTTGGTTTTTCGTAATGTACGCCTTCTGAGTTGAGAGTATTAAGAATGTATCTCTTTTTAGCAATGAAGATTGCACGGTCATTAATTTTCTCACGCTTCATTACCATCGCATTACGATAGGCACCCATATCAGATGCAAGCGTTTCGTAACCTTCTTCGATAACCTCTTCGATTTTAGTTTGGCATACTTTATCAAGGAACTCTTCTCCAGTCTTGCGATCAATGTCAGTCGTACCATAGACCTTTTCAATCAAGTCTGCAAAGTTAACATAAACCGAGTCAGTGTCGATATAGATGACATAGTCTTTGTCTTTTGTTTTAAGTACTTTGTTAAGATAATTGTTTACAGATTTTTCTGCATATCGAATAGAGAGTTGACCTGATGTCGTAATAGCTTCAGCCATATCATTAATATAGTATAAGAAGTATATGTTTGCTGTAGCACCATAAAGTGAGTTCATAGAAATCTTTATGGACATCTGAGAATTATGTAATTGGTTAGCTTCTGTTTTTAACTTTTTCTTTTCAGTTGGGTCAGTTTCAACTTCAAGTTGTTGTTCAACTGCAAGCATCTGTCGTTTGATTTGAGCACGATTATTATAGTACTCATCAATAATCTCTGGAATGATGCCCATCTTTTTATTACTGAAACATGCACCATTTGCTGCAACTGAGAAATCTTTGTTTGTATTTTTAAACTCACCTTTGAGTATCATGTCTTGAGTTGTATACTCACGATCGTCATGCGAATAAGTTTCAGGTGACATATTGTATTGTAACATCAAGTGAGGATATAGTGAGTTCAAGTCAAATGATACTACCCAAGGATACATTGCAGGTTTAGGGTCTTTAACATAACCACCTACAAGACCAGAACCTCGTTGACCTGGTGATTCTTTAATTGGTGGAACAATTTTATCTTTCATAAGTTTACGATAGATAATAGATTCCCAGATACCAACAGTACCAAATGCATCGTTATAGTTAACTCCACCACCATAAGCAACAGTCATCACAAGAGCAAGTAGAGATGTTTCCTCTTCGAGCCTTTCGATGAGCTGTGTATCTTTTAAGTTATAGTCGAGATAGAGCTGTGGGTTCTGTTCGTAAAGAGCAGTCAAGTTACCATATTCAGAATAGTCAAGTTTCTTTTCACCGAGTACAACATTTGCAATATGGTCAAGTCTGTAAGATTCTTGTGGACCATATTTGTAACCAAACTTTTTGAAAGCATCCATATAGTCAATAACAGCAACACCTGAGATATTGTAAGATGATTGTACCTTACCAAATACCTCTCGCGAATATTTACGAATATTATTCCAAGGGCTGAGTCGTTTTGATAACTCTTCACCACATAGATTTGCAATACGAGTTACGATATACTGAATGTCAAAGTATTGGACGTTCCAACCTGTTACAACATCTGGATAATCAGATACCCATATCTCAACAAAGCGTCTCAGTAATTGTACCTCTGAGTCAAACTTGATAAACATAATATTATCGGGGTCAATACCAGTGATAGTTTGAGTCTTGTCAAAGTCTTTACGACCAAGCAAATAATAGATATTTGATTTTGAAGATTTGTATGCAATAGATGTGATTTCTTTGTCAGCATATTCTGTGTTTGCATACCCGTCACTGATATCGACCTCGATGTCGAAGCTGACGATGTTGACTTGGTTAATGTCATAACGTACATCGTCGGGATAATTTTCTTGGATAAATTGAGCAGTATAGTTTGTGTTACCAAAGATTTTCATACCGTGAACACCTTTGTATTCTTCAGTAAATTCTTTGGATTCACGCATCGAGCCAAACAGTTGTGGACTCAATGGCAAATTACCTTTAAGGGAAGTATATCCCTCGTCACCAGATTTTGGCGTATGTAAGTAGAGAGTTGGCTTATAAGGAACGCGATATGAAAAACGTTTACCGTTTTCGTAACCACGATGCAAGATATTATTGCCGTAACGCTCGACTGAAGTGTAGAATGAAGTCATACTCATATTATTCCATATTGTAAGGGACTATTATAACACGTTCTGAGAGATTTGTCAACTACTTTATGCAGCAATCTCACTAAAGTTTTTCACCTTTTGGAACGTGATACTAGTGTCAAATTTCTCTGCGAATTGGTCACCTCTATGTGAGATAACGAATACATTGTCATCAGCATTCAAGCTGTGCAGAGTTTCAATTAAACTTTCGATACCTACACTATCAAGTGCACCATCTAGAGTTTCATCAAGTATAAGAAGATTTGTAGATACTGAGTTACGTAGTTTAGCAACTGATCGCCATGTTAGCATGATCGCAAGTGTAATACGTAGTTTCTCACCTTCTGAAAAAGAAGCATAAGAGAACTTATCTCTGAAACGAGATTTGATAATCTCATTGAAGTTTTCATCAAGTTGGAAATCGACGAAGAGGTCGAATGCAGCTAGATATTTGTTTATAAGCTTATTCATAACTGGAATATACTGACTGATGATTCTTGCTTTGATGCCACCATCTTGTAGTATAGTTCTAACAACATTGAGTACTTCACGTTCTTCGAGAAGTTCTGTTCTTTGTTCTTGTTTCTTTTGTAAGTCTTTTTCTAATTTTAAAAGTTTACTAACATCAACTTCATCTACTTCTCTTTGTGCATTATCTAATTCTTTCTTCATAGCTACTAAAGCATTCTTAGACATTTTGATTTCAGCACGATACTCTGAGATTTTAAAGTTAACATTTTGTATCTGTGTTTCTATTTTAGATATTGAGTTGAGTCTGTCTTGGTGAGTTTTAATAACATCAGCTGTTTCTACTAGACCTTTTTCAATAT